ACGAGCTACCCTCTCCTGAGAGGACACCAGCCACCTTCCTAGTAAGCTCAGTGTCCCTTTGACAATACTCCAACATTTCTTTATTGAACGCAGTAAAATCATTATAATCCCCCTTGCTGTATCCAAGTCTTTCCCCCCATGATTGTAGCGAATGACCACCATCTCTTATGGGATTGTATAATTGTGACTCAATTAAAGTATCTCTTACCTGAGATAACTTTATATTAGAACCTGTTAGTCTATTAAGTATAGGTGCGTCAAAACTAATACCATTGTGCATAATGAATTGATCTATCTGTCTAGACCAATCGCTGAACTGCTGGCATTCATCTTCAATCCACACCTTCTGTTTACCAGAAATAGAACTAGCTACTATGCAATGTATCTTTGTTGCATCTAGTGTATCTGTTTCAATATCAACTACTGCTGTTACCATCATTCATATCCACTTGATAGGCATCTAAGATAGATACCTTATAGGTTTCATTTACAACTTTAGAGTATTCTACCATATCTGCTGGTATATGCCAAGCCTTTTTTAAATCTTTTCTAAAAATAATAAAAGTATACAAATCATCTTTGTAAATCTTTTTCCATTCATCTATTAATTGTTTTACACTTACAGGAATATAAATATATTTCCAATTCTTAGGCCACTCTCCTACCCAACTTTGATTAACATCTAAAGTGTATAAAGACTTAGCCCCATTACCATTTACTGTACCTACTATATCAAAATTATAATTATCTTCTGGTTCTATAATTAAGTCGGGTATCTTAGCACCTAACCAGTTAACCATAGCTTCTCTAGGCATCTTCATTCTCCATAAATTCATTATCAAGTTGAGACATTCTGCCAGTTTGTCTATCATAATATAACTTACAGGCAACACCAGTGTCTCCAGTATATCTATTCTTTAGTATCCTTATTACAGTTGTGTTAGATTCCTTTTCATCTTCTGCCTGTTGATTACGTTCCAATGCAATCACACTATCAGATAGATGTGCTATACTGGCTGAACCTCTAAGGTGAGACAGAGATACTTCTCTGCCATCCTCATGTCCCTTGTCTCCAGTAGGTCTTCTAAGATGGGATACAAGTAGTAATGCTATACCTGTCTCCTCCACCAATGATCTTAACTTGGTCATCAGAATATCAATAGACTTTCTTTCATCACCATTGTCCTCTTGTCCTGATACCAGAATAGATAGGTGATCTAGAAATATCCACTTACAATCCAGAGCCTTTGCCATAAACCTAACTCTGTCTAGTATGTCATCGTTAGATATAGAACCAAAGTGATCAAAGGCATAGAACCTTCTAGTACCTACTGTAGCATCTCGCCACTCTCTTAGTTGCTGAGATGTAAACTTATCTCGTATCTCCTTGATATACAATCTAGCATTAGCTTCAACAGACATAAGATTAAAAGTTGTGTTCTTTATGTTCTCTTCCATTGCAAGTACACCTATACTATCATTAGTACTCATCATTATGTGATGCATAAGCTCTCGAATAATACTACTCTTACCCATGCCAGCACCACTGGTAAAGGTAATAAGTTCTCCTGTCCTTATACCATAGGTCTTATCATTTAAACCTGACCAAGGATAGAGACAAGTCTCACAGTAGTTCTCTTCAAATAAACTTTCACCTAGATCAGCTAGGTTTATGATACCTGCTGGTGTATAGGCTTTAGCATTCCACCATGCCTGTGTAAAAGCTTCTGCCTTACCAACCTTTAGGTAATCATTAGCATCCTTGAGATCTAGGTTGACAACCTTACACTTGTTAGGTTCAAAGAGTTGTGCTACTTTTCTGGCAGACTCTTTCCCCGGATCATCATTATCAAAGCACAGTACTACAGTATCAAACTTGTTAAGGTACTCAAAAGATTTCTTACAGTTCTGTAAAGCTGATGCTGCTCCGTTCATAATGGAAACAACAGGCCACTTGCTACCCAACATCTGATAGGCAGACATGGCATCTATCTCACCTTCACATACAGTAATATACTTTCCACCTTGATTGAATAAGTTCTGACCAAACAATGCGCTACTACCTATGTTTCCTTCTGACCAAAACTTTTTACCTTGTACCTCACGTACCTTATTGGCAACATGATTCCCATCCTTATCGTAATACTGGTAGATATGGTGAGTAACTACGTTATCTGTTTTCTTTATCTGAGTACCATACTTCTTGGCAGTATCTCTAGATATTTTTCTATCTGGAATATCGGACAATAAACCAGTAGTCTTTATTATCGGACTTGTTTCAGACATTTTGACTATCCTCTGCTCTTGAGTTTTACTTTCTCCAAATCTAGTCTTGCAAACAAAGCAATATGAATGCCCTTCTCTATGCTCTACCTTACCATCACTTGAGCCACACTCAGGACATTCTCCCCTATTTAACCATGCTTTACTCATTAGTTTACCTTTCGTATTTTATACTGAGGATCAGTATTTACTTGCATGTTTTTACAGAGATCGTATCGGTACTTGATCTCATCCTTTGCTTCCCTCTTGTTATTAAACAAACCAACAGGAATATTTCTGTTTAGTTTTTGTAGATAGACTTCCCATTTAGACATCAGTATATGACTCCTTCCATAAGTTATGTACAAAAGCTTCTTTATCCTCCATGACCTCATCTATTTCTTGTTTAGCTAACTTCTTAGACTCTCGCTGTGTATACCCTTCCTCCCTGTATTGTCTAACAAGATCATTAAATAAATATTTTCTTTCTCTTTGCCATAAATTTTTAGTCATCTAATTCTACCCATTTCTTATTAGCTTTACGTTGTTGTGCAACAGACAACTCATTCCTAAGTTTTACTATTGTATCATCTCTTTCTTTTAAATGTTGTTTTAATATATTAATTTGTTTTAATAATATATCTATATCTTTTATAGTCATATAATTATACCTTAGTAATTATCTATCTAAGTACTAATATAAGTACTATTATACACTAATTATTTACCCTTGTCAAGATAAAATATATGCTTACCTATTTTATCTAGCCTAACAAACCTACTTTCTTTAGACCAATCAGGCTTGACATAGGTAGCATGATAGTGTGTAGAGTTAAGAGTATCCCTCATTACTACACCCATTAGTGACATTTCTGCAACACCAATAGATTTTTTTAATGATGCCATGTCATTAAACATTTCTGGTTTACCATCACACCAGTATGAAAACTGACATTTATTTTTTACTGGATGTCCCTCCCAATATTTTCCTTGGTGTACTACACTACATATAGTATTAGGATACCTCTTACTATACACTCTGTTGAGTATGGTGTTAGCTACAGCTATCATTCCCATCAGTGGTTCTGACCTAGCTTCATGGTATATAGCTTCAACCAAACAAGTAAAATCATCTTCATCTGCTTTTGCCATAGGCATGAAAGCAAACATCATAAGTATAATATTAATTATTAATTTCAATGTACCCTCAACACTTTAAAGTCTTCATCAAATTGTAATCCCATAATTTCCAGACATTCAAAAGCTTCGTGAGATGTCTCAAAATACTCTATACCCTCTCCTGTATCATCAGGCATACAAGAGTATGACTCTATGTCATTAGGTACAGGTACGTGTACAATTATAAAGGACACCTTAACCTCCTAATATCATTAGTAATAGTATAATTAAATCCATGTTACCCTCCTGTATAAAGTATTACGTCTGCTACATCCAGCAAAGCTGGTGCTGTAGTTATAAGTAAACATATTAAAAATATCATTCTCCTACTCCTCCTACATTTTCTCTTATAATATCATTGTGATTTAATTCAGCCCAATAAATCTCAAGAGCTTCTGTATTTCTATGAGCTATGAACTTATGCATCTCACCTGCTGGTACTATAGATGTTTCTCCAGCATGGAGATGTGTGCTGTCACATAGTCCATAGTCCTTCCATCTCTGTATCTCTAACCAACCAGAGATTACATAGAACATATTAATCTTAGACTGATGTTTATGTTGAGAACAATACCCATCTTTCTTAACATTAATTCTATGTATCTCTACTGCTGGTGACTGTAGTATAGGCTCAGTGCTACCCCATACCTTACCTTCAATGACACTCATTTATATCTCCTAGTATAGAGTAAAGTATTGCTTCATAGTATTCTGATAACCTTCCAGAACACTGGCTACATAGGCTTCATTAATAGTCGGGGTCTTAGGATTGTCAGCCTTGTAAGTACCCCTCTTGGTTCTTGCTCTTTTCTTTTTAACTGCCATATTATTTCTCCTTTATATTGATTTCTAATTTAGATACCATGTCTTTCATTATCTTACTTGCATAAGGTTCTAGTACAGCCCTATGTAAATCAAATAACTTCTTATGTTGTGTAAGTTCTTCTTCAAGAGCCTTGATTCTTAAATCTTTTTCATCAGGTTCTTGTACTTCTACTTCTTCATCAGCCATTTACTATCTCCTCTGGTTGCCACCAATTAGGTGGTGTTGTGTAAT